TCACCCCCGGCCACTTGATCGCGTTGAACGGCTCCAGCAGGGTGGTGGTTCACGCCACGGCGGGAGGCAACGCGGCGGTGATGGTCGCGATCGAGGAGGACCACATCGGACACGACATCGACGATGACTATTCCTCCGGTGATCTCGTCATGTACGAGCATCTTCCTCCGGGGGCGGAATGGCAGGCGATCCTCACCACGAGTCAGACCGTCGTGCAGGGGGACTTTTTGGAGTCGGCGGGGAATGGGCGGCTCAGAAAGCACACTCCCCCGGTGATGGATTCAACCCCGGACCCGGCCACTCCGGGTGGGGGAAGCACTTTGTACAGCAAGGGGATCGTGGCCCAGGCTCTTGAAGCCGTGACCACGACGGCGGCGGTAGCCCGCATCAAGGTGCAAGTGGTTTAAGGGGGCCCTGAGACCAGGGGACCAAAACCTTTACATCGAAGGAGAGGAAAATGAATAAGAAGTTGGTTTCGACCCCCGATCAGTTCGTTCCCTCTGCGGGGGCGTATGCCGGTGCCATGTTTCTGAAACACGGACTGAATCTCAACGCCCTCCGCACGAACGATCTCCTGCGGAAGGATGAATGGATTCAGTTCGATACGGCGTTGGTCCATGAAGCGATGATCCGGCTGAACGGAATCGCTGATCTCGTGGCGAGAGGGCTGATTTACAATTTGCCCAACGCCCTCGGGAAGACGATCGTTCAGTGGGAAAAGATCTCCGACATGGACCCGGCGGTCCGGAGCATGGACGGGGCGCGGCGGGGCGACAGGGACCGCCAGGACTTCACCCTGAACAACATCCCCGTGTACATCACGCACAAGGACTTCAACCTCAACCTGCGCATGCTGGAAGGGTCGCGGACCCTGGGCCAGCCGATCGATGTGACGCAGATCCAAACGGCTACTCGGCTGATCGTTGAGAGCAACGAGGATGCTTTGTTCAACGGGCCGGGAATCACGGTAGACGGGAACACCGCCTACGGATACACCACCCATCCGAACCGGAATCTGGGCACCATCGCGGAGCCGTGGACGGATTCGGCAACTACCGGCGAGGATATGCTGGATGACGTGATTCAGATGATCACGTCGGCGCACGGCGACCGGATGTTCGGTCCGTTCATGCTGTACCTTCCGTCGGGGTACATGACGGCCACGATGGATGACTACAAGGCCAGTTCCGACAAGACCATCCTCCAGCGGATCAAGGAACTGCCGGGCATCCTCGACGTGAAGGTGTCCGATCAGTTGGCCGCCGGGAACATGGTCCTGGTGCAGATGACCAGCGACGTGGTGGACTTGATCTCCGGGGAGCAGCCCCGGGTCGTCACCTGGGACATCGAGGGCGGGTTCATCCTGTGCTTCAAGGTTCTGGACATTCTCATCCCCAGGATCAAGACGGACGCCCAGAACCGTTGCGGGGTGGTCCACTACTCCGAGTAAGGGGTGCGGTAAGGGGATCGTAACGATAGGGATAATTTTGGGGATAGGGTCGCGGGGGACGCCCCTGGCCCGATAAGAGAGGCCTAATCCCACCTCTCTTCCCCTTTACATCGTAGGGGAGAGACGATGTTACCAGAGGATTTGGTCAGAGTTAAGGTGATTGGAAAGTACCACCGTCCAGGGCGTGGGGCGGGGCTATATTCTTTGGGGGAGATCCTCGTCGTCACCAGAAAGCAAGCTCAGGCGGGGCAGGGGGTGTTGATCGAGGAGAATGAGCCTATTCCCGCTTCCCCGCCCAAGGAGACGCAGAGGTATGAAAAGTTCTTCCCCCCCAAGGCCAAAAAAGAGGAACGGGGAGAGGAACAGGGAGAGGAACGGGAGGACGAATCTCATCTCAAATCCTCTGAAATTCCAGGTTCTCCGCCTCCTTTGCCGGAGACTTCTGTGGAGGAGGACCTCAGACCTACCGTGTTGTTAAGAAGGGAATCCGTAGAGGGGCGGGGGGTGAGGTACATCAAGGAGGATGGAAGCCCCGCCCACATCGGGCGTCTGGGAACGAAGCAAGAGGAAGAAGCCGTCATAAAGACCCAGACCAGAAAGGCCAATGAGGCCGGGTTCAGGTTGGAAGTAGTTGATTCCTAGGGGGTGCCATGGCTAGGGTCACTTCCATCGAAGTCAAGGAAATCATCTCCACGGACATCGCGGACCTTACCGCGTACATAACGGCGGCGAATCTGTTGGTGACGGAGGTGCTGGGAGGCCTCCTTTCGGATGCTCTCCTCAAAGAGATAGAGCGTTGGCTCTCCGCCCACCTCATCGCCAGCGGCGGGGAGGAAGGGGCGCGGATTGAAGAGGAACGCATCTTTGAGGCGTACGCGGCGAGATACGGGGGGAAGTTTGGCTTCGGATTGTCGGGCTCCAGGTATGGCCAACAAGTGGCCATCCTTGACACGACGGGCAGAATGGTCTCTCAAGGGACCGTCAAGCCCGCCGTATTCAGGATGATGTAATGAATCGTACCGTTGAGAGGGTCTGGGGCCGTAATGACGTAGCATATGTGCTGGCTTCTGGGCCCTCTCATGGTCTCATAGATTTAGATTTGTTACGTGGACGTAAGGTGGTGATTACGAACAACATGGTGTTTAAAACGCCTTGGGCCCCGATTTTATGCGTCCGTGACAAATTGTGGTGGAAGGAGTACCAAGGCCGCCCTGAGTTTCAAAGTTTCGAGGGTGAGGTCATCACGGTAGTCCCTAATCATTTCCATAAAAATCTCACGTTTTTGAATTATGGGGGAAGTGATGGCCTCAGCCGGGACAGGTACACCGTCTACGGGTTAAACTGCGGCCAAATGGCCATGAACGTCGTATTCCTAAAGGGGGCGGGCACTATAATTCTGATAGGTTTTGATATGCGGAAGGTGAACGATTTGGATCATGGGTGTGAACCACATAAGAGGCCCGTCAAGGAAGAAAATTATAGTAGGTTCATAAGAAACATGGCTGTGATGGCATCGGAATTGCGCGACGAGGGTATAGAAGTCCTCAATGCTACACCGGGTAGCGCTCTTCCTTATTTCCCAATAATTTCCATGGAGGAGGCCCTTCGTCGTGGCAGACTTAATTAGGTGCGTAGTTAGGGGAAAGATGAACCTTCCGGGAGGCGGGAGGGTTCCAGAGGGGGAAGTAATTGAGGTAACCCTTCATCAATATAAGAATTTTAGGGACGCTCTTGAGATCGTGAAAGACCCTCCCCCCCTTCCGATATTGAGGAATAATCCTCCAATGTCTCGATTCGAACCTCGCACAAAGGAAGGGCCCGAAATTCAAGGACTAATAAGTTTGGAATGGACGGGGCCCGTCACGGTGGCGTGCGTGCTTAGGCCGTCTAAGGATTTTTCAGTGAATGTGGTGGAATTACTGTACCGTCAGTGTAGACGGTGGCTGTCAAGAATGGGTAGGTTCGTTTGTCTTACGGAAGAATCCGAGATGATGTTTAGCCCTGGTATAGAAGTGGTGCCTCTTCTACACCCTGAGTGGGCCACAAAACATTCTAAACTCGAACTTTTTCGCCCCGAATTGTTGGAGGATTGGGGCCGAGTGTTGTACATGGATTTGGATACGATACTGTGCGGAGATTTAAACCCATTGGTGTCGTATGCCGGTAGGTTCGCGATGTTGATAGACGTAAACTTCCCCGACAACCCCGGCTCCGGTGTGATGTTATGGGGCCCGGATCGCAGGATGTCAGAAATATATTATGACTTTTTACGGATGCCTCCTGGGGAGCAAATAAGAAAATACCCCATCGGGGGCGGGCGTGGTGACCAGTTGTTCATACGCAATCACACCCCGTACGCACCCCATTACATACAGGATTTTTTCTCGGGGGCGGTTTCCTTCAAGAAGCATTTCCGAGGAGAGGACGCCCCACCGGATATGCCCCTCTCGATGGTATATTTTCATGGGAGGCCGAAGCCTTTTGAAGCGGCCATGAAGTATAAACAGTATCGTAACATATTTGAGCCATGGCTTAAGGAATATTGTGAGTTAGATGAGGAAATCAAGTCTGTTTGGCCCTATAGGGAGGAGGAATGATGCATCTATACCCTCATGGCCGTGTTCCCAACAACCACCCGCAAGTGATACAGTTCTGCGTAGAAGCGAATGGGTGGATCAGAGGGGTGGAGGTGGGCTTGGGGCGGGGACAGAACATGTCGCACCTCATGTCCACATGTCCACACCTTCACATGATAGGGGTAGACGTGTTTAGACACATGCCAGAGGCTCCCGGGGAGGAAGCTTATAGGGCCATGAACCACGAGGGAAACAGAAAGCGTTTGCGTACCCTGGAAAAGGCCTTTTCCGAGAGGTTCAGGGTTCTCGAAATGACTTCTCGGGAGGCCTCCTTCCGGGTGGAAGAGGAGAGCGCCGATTTCGTTTTCATAGATGCGGACCATTCCACGGAGGGGTGCCTAGAAGATATTGGACTGTGGGCCCCAAAAGTAAAAATAGGCGGGTGGATTCTTGGACATGACTATAACCGCTTTGGGATTAACGAGGCGGTTAATAAAGCGTTTGGTGGATTTCCGGACGTCGATTATCAAGTTCTTCCATATTCGGTATGGGCGAAGAGGAAAGAGGTTTCCGATGTGGTTCGTACCTACGCGTAACAGGCCGGAAAGGCTGCAGAGGTTCCTCGACGGTTGCATCGCCACCGGAATGATCATGCCCGGTCTCATAGTAGTGGACGGCGAGGACGGCGGCGATTACTCGAGCGTTAAATTGCCGCTTAATTGGAAAATTGAAACAGCTTCCGTACGGATTGACGCGGGAGGAAGGCAAGAGTGCTATTTTAGGTCTTACCCCGACGCTAAGTTCTACAGCATCGTGAATGATGACGTGGTACCAGAAACCCCTAAATGGGACGTGGAACTGGCTCTAGAGGCCGGAGATTGGAACGTAGCTTATCCTTGGGACACGTTGAGTGAAATGGCGACCCAATTTCTGGTAGGTGGGAAGTTATGCCACGCCGTGGGGTCTTTTTCACTTGGCTTCATGCACACCATGGTGGACCGGGCGTGGATGGATATAGGGGCCGCCCTAGGAAGGTTGAAATTCCGCAAAGATATTCGTCTCCGTCATGAACATTGGAGCAGAGGGCTCGCACCGAGAGACGCCACGTATAAGCGGGAGTTAAATGGGGTCTCGACTATCGCTCATGATCGCGCCCGGTACGCGGCATGGAAGACAGAAGAATTCCCTGCGCTTATCGCGCATCTGAAAACCGTTGTCCCATTTTCTCTTGGAGCCCCCACATGAAAATCCTTGTCCTCGGAGCCGATGGATATCTTGGCTGGCCTACGTGCCTTCATTTTTCTATAAGAGGACATGAAGTCCACGCTCTAGATAGTTGCGTGAAGCGTAGGCTTCTATTTGATTTGGGTAGGAATACCTTAGTACACGTGCATGGGTTTCAGGACCGTATATCGGCATGGACCAGTATGACGAAAAAGAAAATCGAGGGATGGGAATGTAGTTTGATAGGAAGCTATGCTCGGTTGTCCAAGATTCTTCATACCATACGTCCGGACGTAATAGTTCACTACGCTGAACAACCTTCTGCTCCCTTCTCTATGATGAATGCGGCTTCCGCCGTGTACACTCAGGAGAACAACGTTTTGGGGACACTGAACTTAATGTTCGCGGTTAAGGAAGAATGTCCGGAGGCTCACATCATAAAATTGGGGACCATGGGGGAATATGGAACCCCAGGTATAGTAATTGAGGAGGGGTGGTTAAACATAACCCACAGAGGGAAGACCGCAAGGGTTTTATACCCTAAGAGTCCAGGCAGTTTTTACCATGCGTCAAAGATACACGACTCTACGAATTTAGAATTTGGATGTAGGGCGTGGGGCCTAAGGGTGTCTGATTTGAATCAGGGGGTGGTGTATGGGTTTAGTACCCCCGAGACTGAAAAACACTCTTATTTAGGGACAATGTTGTATTATGACGACATTTTTGGGACAGTGTTGAACCGGTTTATCCACCAAGCGGCTGTTGGCCACCCCTTGACGGTGTATGGGAGAGGAGGCCAGACGAGAGGTTTTATAAACATAATCGACACCATGAAGTGTGTAGAAATAGCGGCTCTCAATCCTGCCGATCCTGGAGAGTTTAGGGTGTTTAATCAATTTACAGAAACGTATTCTGTATCGGCTCTCGCAGGGGTGGTGGAGAAAGCCGCTACCGCTCTCGGAATGGAAGTTAAGAGAGAAAACATTGAAAATCCGAGGGTGGAGGCGGAATCCCATTACTACGACGCCGTGAACAGTGGTCTAAAGGCTCTTGGCCACCGTCCGACTAGACTGACTATCGACATGGTAAAGGAAATGCTACGCGTAACGGTGGAAAACAAAGGTAGAATAGACACGAAGGCTATACGTCCTTCCGTGAAGTGGAGAGAAAAAGGCTGGGAGGACCCTTGTGCCGTGGCTCCTTCTGTGTTATAATGGAGGGTAGTGCCCCATAGCGGGAGGCTTAAGGTGTCCATAGCCAGCAGGATAGCCTCAAGGATTTCTGCCCGCTCTCAAAAAATAGGGAAAACCGTTACCATTCGCAGAGTGGTGCAGAACTATGTAGTCGCTACGGGGAAGACCTCGGTGGTCAGTACGACGGATATTTCTGGTAAGGCGATGATAACCACGAAATCCAAAAGTAACCCTTCTGGAATGAATCCGGAGGAGACTCTTCGGTTCTTTCTTCCCAAGCACACGTCCATCACCTTCGATCCGGCGGTTGGAGATATTGTGGTTATTGGGACGGACATGTCCGTGGGGCCTTTTTATCGGATCGTGAGGTCCATCCCCAAGAACGTAGGAGAGGACAATTACGGTTTCCTCATCCTCTGTGGTAACGTGTGATGATTAAGCCGCGTGGAGCCATTGGTGGTAATGAAGTTTATGGGTGGGATTTCGTGGGGAAAACCACCGGTATGATTATTGACCCTATATCAGGTACGGCGGGAGAGGTAACTTCTCTAGGCCGAAGATTTATCCCCGGACACACTGAGACCCCGGTGATACGGACGCTGGTTAAAAATAAATTTCCGGGGGGAGGTGCCCATACCTCCATAAACAGAGTATTTATAGGAACATCCGTGGGTATTCAGCCCCGCCCGGGTCAGCAGGTGTTGATGTCGGGAGACGTGCCAGGATTTCTGGCTTCCGATTGGCAAGGACTCCTCGAAAAAATGATGAAAAGAATTGAGCAAGATGTCATGGATCGAGTTCTGTACGCCACCCAGACCGCACTTAAGGTGGTGTTTGAAACTTCCCCTATGAACACGGGGTACTATAAATACAATCATCGTGCGGCATTGAACAATACTGATGTGGGACTGGACCCGTCCCAAAAACCGGATAAGAAAATTCCGGTTCCTTCGAGTTCCGAGTTGATTGCGCGAGAGATGGGGGCCATCGAAGGGGCGGAGTTAGGGGAGGAAATAGTTTTAGGGACAGCTGTCCCTTACTCGGATTTTGTAGAAGGGGGAGGTAAGAACACTCGGTCACACAACGTGTACAGCCTAGCAGCCTTAGCGGCCACGGTGGTGTTAAGGGAGATGTTTGAATAATGGTCATCGCCGGGTACGAGGAAGCTAACAACCTAATTCGGGCGGCCTTTGACTCCGGATGGTTGGATTCAAATGTACCTGTGCTGTATGATAACTTTCAGCAGGACCCGGATGCGGACGCTCCGGAGCCCCCGTTCCTGAGGGTACAGATTCAACAGGCATTGTCCAGGCAGGTGTCCATGGCCAACGATAAGAGGGTACGGAAAGATGGGCAGATAGTAGTGGAGATCCTGGTGCCCGCTGGAGAAGGGGAGGGGCGCGCCCTTGAATTAGCGGACGATGTAGAGACGATACTCGAAACGAAGAACTTTGGCGGAGTTCAGATGGGAACGTCGAGAAAAGTAAACGTAGGGTCCGTGAAAAGCGCTTGGAAGCTAAACGTGGTCACGGATTTCTATTTTGACGTGTTCCGCACCTAGAGGAGACTACGGAAATGTCTGATGCCAATAGGACTTTGCTGTCGTATGTAGAAGAGTCCGTCTTCGGGACGACTCCTGTATCTGCGCTGAAAAATTTCCGGTTCACGGGGGAAAGCCTGGACCACACCACGGAATCTTCGCAGAGCGCGGAGGTGCGGGCGGACCGCCAGATTCCGGACCATATCCGCACAAACGTCGGAGCATCGGGAGATCTGAACTTCGAACTGTCCTACTCGGCCTTGGACGACTTCCTCGAGGGCCTTCTAGGGGCGGATTGGCCCGCAACGGTGAGCATTTCCAGGACGGACATACAGGCCATCGCCCCAAACAACGTGTTCTCCACGGTGGCTGGAGATTTCTCGGGCATTCAGATCGGGCAATGGGTCCTGGTGGCGGGGTTCGATACCGGGGCGAACAACGGATACTTTCTGGTGACAGATAAGCAGTCGGATTCATCGGGCGACTGGATTCAGGTCACCGGTGGCACCCTGGTGGACGAGGCGGCGGGAGATACCGTCACCATCAAGGGAACTTGCATCTTCAACGGAACCACGGCCAAGAGCTACTCGATCGAGAAGCACTTCCAGGACGTGAGCAAGTTCGATTCCTTCGTGGGCTGCAGGGTTGGGGCCATGTCTCTCAACATCGCGGCGAATGCCATCATCACGGGGTCCCTCTCCCTCACAGGTCTCCGTGGAGCCGCAACTCAAGTGGCTACCATCGGGACGGGGGCGAACGTAGCGGCACCCACGAACGACGTGATGAATGCGATCGATCACGTGGCGGCGATCCGTGAGGGTGGGACATTGGTCACGCAGGACATCACGGCGATCACTCTGGCCATTACCAACAACCTCCGCGCCCAACCCGCCGTTGCGACTCTTGGGGCGGCGGGAATCGGAATCGGATCGTTCAACGTGTCAGGCACGTTCAATGCCTATTTCGAGGACCGTTCTTTCCTCGATAAGTACCGTGGGTTCACCGAAACGAGCCTAGCCTTCCGGGTCATCGATGGGGACGGGAACGCTTACATGTTCAATCTCCCTGCCATCAAGTTCTCGGGGGGCCCCGTGGTGATCCCTGGCCAGGACCAAGACGTGATGGTGGACCTGTCCTTCGTGGCGAAGATGGACACCGTGGCGAGCAAGATGCTCAGCATCACGCGGTTCCCGGCCTAGTGGCCGGAAAGTAAGTCGGGATTAACTTAAGGAGGAATTGGGATGAACGAAGAACGAAAAGAGACGGAGATACCCGTGGGAACGGAAACGCCCGTGATTCCAGAAAAGGTGGAAAGGAAAGGGACCTATGCGGCCTATTACACTTCCAAGGAGAAGGAGGAGGAGGGGGCGTGGGTCACCTTGATGGACGGATCTGAATGGAAGCTGTCAAGAACAAGCTCTAAGCGGGCGCAGGAAGCTCTTCGGAAGGCGCAGCAGCCTTTCCAAAATATCACCCAGAGGGCAGATCGGCGCGGGGGACAGGTTCCCACGGAGATTCAGGATCAGATCAACATCAATTGGATCATGAATGGGATCGTGCAGGAATGGAAAGGTGTTACGGACCGAGAAGGAAAAGAGGTTCCCTGTTCTAAGGAGAATAAGGCCAAGGTCCGTCAAATTTTGATGGATCTTCCTGATATGCAGGTGGACCTCATCCTGGAGGCGGCGAAAGCCGCGCACTATCAGGAAGAGCAGGACGAGAACAACTTGGGAAACTGAAAGAGTGCCTCGCCTTTCAATTAACTTATGGCGAGGTGATGGAGACGCTGCTCAAGAAGGAGGACAGGGGGGAAAGAGTACCGGCCCTTGAGAATATGCCGGTACTCTTTCCCCACCTACAGTTTTATTGGGAGGCATTCTGGTCCTTGCAAGGTAGCCGGAGAATGGGGTTTGGGGTGGGGCCCATACCGGTCAGTGAAATGAAGGATTACCTTGAGATCATGGGCGAAACTGATTCCGATGAAGTAAGAAGGTTTATGAGGTACATCTCGGAATTAGACGCCGTGTATCTTAAAAAGATGAACGAAAGGGCTAAGAGCCGGACGAGGAAATAGGGGGCTTCTAGTGCCGACGATTAAGATAGGCATACGGCTTCCTACGGCGGGGATTTCCGCTGATTCTAAACTAGCACGGGATCAGCTTAGGTTAATAGCCCGCGAGGCCCAAACCACCGCCAACTCCCTGCGTAAATCCGCCGTGGGTATGTCTGACCCCATAACGAGAGTCGCGGAGGCGGCTGTGTTCGCCGCCGCTTCGTTCCGGGAGTTGAAACTGGCGGCGCAAGAACTTAAGAATACTGGGGCGGGGACGTTCTTTAACAAGATCCTCGCGGACGCGGTACACACTCATGGTAAGATTGAAAATATAAGTAGAGCCCTAGAGCGGTCTAGAGTAGACATGCTACGGAACCTTGATGTGATGTTCAAGGGCCAGCTTAACCAAATAACCGAGGTCGCTAGGCAGATAAACCAGACTGCTGTTAAGACCTTTGACGCTCTCGAGAAGGTGCGGGAAAAGGAGTCTTTGGGCGGAGACCCCCTGCGCCGCAAGGGTCAGCCCGGTACGACGGCTGCGGACGTTCAACGCATGTCCTTGGAATTGGAGGAGGAAACCGCTAGGAAAAAGGTTAGGATCAATGCGGCCAAGGACGAGGCTCTGGTTAGACAGGAACACATCACCCGGGGCGAAATAGCAAAGATTAATAAGAGATTTACTGATGCGGAATTTAAGCTCAAGGCTTCTCTCAGGGAGGAAGACCTTAAAAGAGCTATTGAATCCAATAGGATAATAACTGAGAAGAACGTAGAGGCTGAGAAACAAAAATTAGCCTTGTCTAAGAGTAACATTGAGGCTGGCCGTTCTGCGGAGTTGGAAAGAGTCGATAGGGCGCGGATAGAGCGTCTTAAAGAGGTCGCGAAGGCGCAGAACGAACTTAACGTGGAGACGGCTAAGGAAGAGGCGCAACTTGTTACCGCCAAGGTAGCCTCGGGAGAGCTTGACAAAGCGCACACGTCCCTTGCGCGCCAAAAGATCAGGCTCACGGAGTTAGTCGCTAATGAAAAGATCACTCAGGAAGAGGCCAATAAGCAATATGAACTAACCAAGACTAGGCTTCTATCAGTAGGCGATGCCCAGAACGCGTCGGGCAAAAAGATGGTCCGCGCCGTTAAGGACCAATCAACAGCTATTGATGAGTTTAATGTACGGGAGGCCCGGCGGGCTATACTTTTAGGACAAGGATCGGCGGCGCAATTAAAATTTGCGCAGGTTCAAAGAGACTTGAATAAGGACGTTCACGCCGGTCTCTTGACGCAGGACGCAGCAAATGATAGAATGGTGCGGGCCAGGAAGGTGTTCTTCGGTGGAGCGGAGGCGGTAGGAGCCACGCAGAGGAGGCTCCAGGGCCTCCGTGGAGAATTAAACGAGGTTGGCCGGGTCATGAGGATCGCTTTGGGTCCCCTTTCCCGGGCAGCTTCGGCGGTTACCAACTTCGGCATCTTGATCGAAAGTACGTCCATTAAGATGGCGGTCGCCGTTGGCGGATTCCTTTTAATGGCTTTCGGTGCGGTGAAAGCCGCGAAAGCGTATATAGAATTTGAGAAGGGGCTGGTGGGCGTCCGCAAAACCACTGATTTGTCGGCGGCGGGTATGGAGGTCCTCAGTGACAATTTTCTCAGGATGTCCACTCGCGTAAACATTGGGGCGTCGGAATTATCGGGGATCGCACAAATAGCAGGACAGATGGGAATTAGGGGAGTGGAGGACATTGCGTCCTTTACGGAAGCCATAGCAATCCTTACCAAAACCACCTCCCTCACCGGTCCAGACGCAGCCACGAAGATCGCGCAGCTCTTATCCATCACGAATGAGGCGGCCAATACCGCCCCTCGTCTAGCCTCCGTCATAGTGGATTTGGGCAATAAATTCGCGGCAAATGAGTCCCGTATCGTTGAGTTCGGTGTAGACGTGGCGCGGGTCGGGGCAGCTTTCGGGGTCACGGCTACGCAGTCATTGGCCATGGGTACGGCTCTGGCGCAATTGGGAGCTAATGCGGAATCAGGCTCCACCGCCGTGGGTAGGCTCTTCGCTAAGATGAATGAGGCCATAGACGAGGGAGGCATAAGGCTGCAACAGTTCGCCGAAATAACGGACCGCAGTACCCTTCAATTTACTGAGTTGTTCAGGAAGGATGCCATGGGAGCGGTCCTTGAATTCATAAAGGGCCTTAACCTTTTACAAAAGCAGGGGGCTTCTACGGCCCAGGTGTTAAAGGACCTTGAAATCGGGGGATTTAGAGAGATTAAGTCCCTTCTTCCCTTGGCTAAGGGGTATCAGGTCGCGGCACAGGCGCAGAGGGACGCCAGTACCGCTTTCAGGGACGGCAAGAAGCACCTCACGGAATTGGAAATCGCAAATAAGTCATTCGGCGCGTCGGTGGACTTTGTAGGGAGGAAGCTTAATGTAATCGCCGTAGAAATAGGTAGGGACCTGCTGCCCGTGATGAGGGCTCTCACTGGATCATTAAACTGGGTCCTAGACCATCAATTGGCTATAGAGACGGCTATATTAACTATAGCCACGGCTTTTGCGGCATGGGCAGCCGCCGCTAATGCAAATCCTTTCCTACGGGCCGTGAGCATCGGCGCGGCGATAATCTCCTCCATACCGGTGTTAGCCCGCTTAATGAAGGAATTAGGGGGGAAGGGGTCTCTTGAGGGCGGTAAAGCGATCATTGATGAATTAAAAATACAGCAACAGCAAATCGGGGTCGCCACTGAGCAAAACCTCGCATCCATCCAGAAGAACCTTGAGGTGGCCGTAGCCTACCGCGACAAGATAGAGGGTGTAATATCTGTACTGCAAAAGAAGATGGAGACACCGAAGATAGGGTCTTCCTTCGGAGTCACGGCTGGAGGCGGCCTCATGGTGGGGGCCGAGAGGGCTAAAATACAAAGCGAAATTAAATCTCTTCGGGGTGAAGCAGACGAGCTAGATGTTTTATTGGCCCAGATGCGAGTTCAAATGGAACATAGAATGTCTGGGGGCTTCGTTGAGGGGGCGCGGGAAATTACGGTTTCCACCAAGGAATTAGAAAGCGCCGTGGAGACCGTGGAGAAATTAAAGCGAGAAATGGTCTATTTTGGGGAACAGGCCGGAGTAATAACTTTCGGTGGACTAGCCTTGAAGGAGGAAGTGGATGACCTTCGTGAGGCTAGTGAGATAATTGAGAAATTGGCTGGCGGCAGGGGGCGGTCAATACGTCAAGACGTGTTGGAGGGATTCGTTAATCGGACGGGTTTAGGGGCCAGGGCAGAGGAACGGGACCCCTTCGGCCTGGGGTTCCCTATCGATGCTGAGGAAGTCAAAAGGAACCTCGCGGCCTTGATTCAGGCCCGCCGTATGAACGAGGAGAGCATCAAGAAAGGAACGCAGCACCTTAAGGATCAGACTGAGGCTGTAAGGAAGCTAAACAAGGATCAGAACGATCTGGTCCTCATGATGAATGCGGAAATTGCGGCCATAAATGCGGAAGTGGCGGGGCTTAACGAATCAGAGCGTGCTAAATTCATGGCGGTGGCCACCAATAAGCTTCTCGAGAAGGCCACCAAGGACGGCACCCTGGCTTATCTCGAGGAGATAGACGCGATACGGAAGGTAGGTGAGGCGGCGGGTGGGTTGTTTGATGCTAGAAAGCGTCTCGCGGAATTTAAGAAGGCGGAGGAAGAAGCCCGTCAAGCTTTGATGGAGCCCTTTTTACAAGCCATAAGGTCAATTCAGGACGCCTTTGCCGATATGTTTAAGAGCATCTTTGACGGCGGCATTAATTCCGCTAAGGACTTTTCTAGGCGGATGTTTGACATATTTAAGGGTATGGCCGCGCAGATTGCGGCGGCGCTGGTACTCCGTCCCGTCCTGGGGGGAGTGGTAGGGGCCATAGGGGTTCCGGGCCTAGCCACGGCCCTCGGGTTTCCTACTCCGCTAGGTGGCGGAGGCGGTGGCGCGGCGGGAGGCGGTGGTGCGGCGGGAGGCGGTGGCCTTTTATCTTCCTTAAGCTCTCTGGGCGGGATCCTTTCTCTCGGACAAAGCACTATTTTACAGGGTCTGGGGACCGATTTGGGCGTTTGGTTGTCGGGTGGGGCTGGAGCCTTTGACGTGGCGGCGGGCGAGGGGGCCTCTGGATTGGCAAGTTTCCTGCCCGGGGCTTTAGGCAACGCGGGCCTCAATGCTCCTTGGGCCATCGCAGGGTCGTTAGGGGCGAATCTTTTGGGTTTAACGAAACGAAATACCTTAAGCGGGGGGATCGGAGGCGGTATAGGAGGATTGTTGGGCGGAGCCTTCCTGGGGCCGTTGGGGGCGATCGGTGGCAGCTTCCTGGGAAGCGCGGTGGGCTCTCTGTTCGGTCCCGACAGGCGCAAGGTGACGGGGGCCAAAGTAGACGCCTCTACCGAAGCCCAGGTGGTGGAACTCGCTACCGGACTCTTGCAATCCCTTGGCCTTCCCTCCGCCGGAGGCCGCGAAACTTTCGGATCATCGACGTGGATAGGCAATCTCGCCCGTAACATGGGGGAGGGGAACATACCGGGGTCCGTACAAGGGGCTTTTAATTTCGGTTTCCAGCAGATTCTTCGGGCATCCGAGGAGTTTAAGTCCCTAGGCGAAGTGATAAACCGCATCAACTTCATAGACGTGGAACAGACCATTAAAGATGTACAATTCGCTATGGCTTTCATGGCGGAGGACTTCGCCCTAGGGAAGGAAGAGATATCAGATGCCAAGAAGGCCCTGGACGCAATAAACGGGGCGTTTGAGGAAGCTAGGCCCGTCGTAGAACGCCTGGGGCTGAGCCTCCAAAAACTCACTGACGCACAGTCAAAGGCCATATCGAAGCTGCAAGAGGATTTCAATGAGGCCGTTAGACTTCAAATCCTGGCTCTAGAGGACCCTTTGGCCCTGGCCTTGGAGGAGCAGGAAAAGGTGGCCAAGGAGAGGCTCCGGAATGCGGAAGATTTGGGGATCGATCTCCTGGACGTAACAAGGCTCAATGAATTAGAACGCCTTAACATAATGAAGGAAAGTAACGACAAAATCCTTGAGGAGGAGCGTAAGGCGTCGGAGGAGAGGCAGAAGCTGGTAGACGATCTTATTAAATCTATTAATGGAGCTAGAGACTCCGTTCAATCCTCCCTCATAAAGCTTACGGGAAGCGCGGAATCTCCCCTCGGAACGCTACCTGCTCTCGCCGTGGCCCAGGGAGAGTTTCTTAAGGTAAGGGCCAGGGCATTTGCTGGCGACCCCGAGGCTATGGGGGAGTTGGGTGCGGCGGGGGAGAATCTTCTTTCATTAAGCAGGCAAGCTTTCTCTTCAACCCCAAGATTTTTCGAGGATTTTAACTACGTAATAAGTACCCTTAGAGAAGCGATCACCGCTACCGAAGCCGTGATGCCGGAGGACCCCGCCCAGAAGCTGATAACCCAGATAGAATTGCAAACGCAGGGGCTTCTCTCGGCCATAGGAGGGCAGACCGGAATAATTGAGAACAGCGCCAAGAAGCAATTTGATGAGGCTCTCAAGCAGACGGGGGCCATTAAGGACGTTTCCGGGAACGTTCTGATTTCTGCCCAAAACAATTCCGCTGGATTGCGGAGGGTGTCCACGGACGTTAGCCAAGGGTTGCTCCCCATCGAACGCAACACGGGTCTCCTTCCCGTCAAGATAGAAGACGTTGAGAAGGCCATATCTCCTCTGGCGGGAGCGATATCCGCCATGTCCACTTCAATAGCTCTTCTGGCCGCCTCCTCCGGTGGGGCCACCAGTAACACCATTTTGAATGCCCTAGTGTCCATTACCACCGCTCTTAATACTTTCTTCCCCTTCTTGTCCAACTCCCTTTTCCAGATGACCTCGCCCGCCTTGGGGCTGCAATGGTTGGTCAACTTAGGAAATATAAGGGTACCCGCGTTCAAGGATGAGGGATCATTCAGAGTAGGGGGATATGGTGGCCCCGATAGCCAGTTCGTTCCATTTTGGGCCACGCCGGGGGAGAGAGTATCTGTAACGCACGGGCCGGAGGACGGTGAGACCGTTGAGATGCTTAGGGCGATAGGTAAGGCTATCGAGAGGGGAAATAACGACGCGGAGGAGCGGGAGGCCATTCTTAGAAAAGAGATTCGAGAATTGAGAGAAGTAGTGAGAAGGCAGCAGAATTCCTTGGATAGACTTATAACCAAAGTATAGGGGACGGAAAACATGACCCTAGTATACGCGGACAGGGTTCAACAGACGACTCAGACCGAAGGGACTATTACATATTCATTGGACGCCACCATTCCTGACGGGAAACAGTCTATCCTTGCCGCCGTAGGGGACGGAAACACTTTTTATTATACCGTGGAGGATGGAGATAATTGGGAAGTGGGCCTAGGGACGATACATGCTGGGACCCCCAACACCGTTGAAAGAACGACAATACTTAAGTCCAGTCAGAGTGATTCTTCAGTAAACTGGGGGGTTGGAACCAGAAACATATTTTTAGGGCTTCCAGCGGATGTCGCCAACTCCATTTTTAGTGAAGTTGTGGGATTTGTGGTGAACCTTTCCTCCCCCAACGGTAGGACGTTCACCAGGAGGTCTATCGCGGCTGGAGACGGTATAGGGGTGGTGAACGGAGACGGTCAGAGCGGGAGCCCCACCATCACCTCCACCTCGAGGGTCTTGAACCGCGACGTTACCGCAAGATCAGTAGATAACACGGTGACTGAAACGTCTATATACTCCTTTTCGGTCCCCGCCAGCACCCTAGGGACGGATAAAAAATTGAGGTTGACCGTATTCGGTGAGATAAGAAACTCCTTTGGCGCGGCAACGTTCGCGGTAAGGGGGAAATATGGGGCCACTACGTTCAGTACGTTCTCCTCCCTTAGCAACGCCGTTGAAGCGACGGGCAGAGCCATAAAGATGGTCTTTGAGATAGCGGCGTTTAACTCCGCTAATGCTCAGATCGGTGTAGGAGAGCTTAACGTAGGAGCAAATGGGGGATTCGGAGGCTCCGCCACAGGGTTCGGAGCCGTGGGCCACACGATAAAGACCGATATGGCCGAGGACAGTGCCTTATCCAAAACCCTTGAGGTTACGGTGCAGCACGACACCGCCGACCCCAGCATTGAATTCATTTCGAGCGGTGCCATCCTGGAGCTAGTGTAAATGTTTAGTAGAGTAGCCTTCTCGGTACTTCCTTTCTCGGTACTTCCGGACGAGGATGATCTATCTATACCTAGCTCCCTGTCCCTTATATTGGCTGACCGGGATGCGGATTTATTGTTTTTATTGGTGGGGGAACCCTTGGCCCTAGGATCCACGGTCCACGGAGGCCTTCCCCTCTCTGGCATGTCGGTCCCAGGCATGTCGCTAGAGGACGAGGAGTACTCCGTAGAAGGTAGCATAGTCCTGATAGCCGATAAGGAGTTTCATACGGAGCCGGAAGATGACCCTGCCAATAAAACGGCTAGCCCCCGGTTGATTCAACCTTTCAATTTTAGGATTGATGTACCCTTATTTAATTCTGGAGAATCTAGAGGAAGGTCTGCCATAGGTAACGTTGACATAATGAATGATGACGGGGGGATCGATAGCTTAATGGACGTAGTGTGGGTAGGCAGGACGGTCAGGATTAAGGTCGGTGGAACCACGAACGTAGGAAAATGGAACGAAAGGACTTTGACGTACTCGGAAATGGAGACGATATTTAAAGGGACGGTAGAAACCGTATCCTGGGACGAGTCTAAGATAACTCTTGGCATCCGGGATTCCTCCTCCCGGTTGAATAAACCCATCCAATCCTTGGTCTATTCTGGGTCTGGAGATTTTGAGGGAGACGCGGACCTCGCGGGTAAGAACAAGCCTATGTCTTTTGGCCGAGTGTTTAATGCCTCCCCCGCGTTGGTGAATAAAGTTAACAACGTGTTTCAAGCCCATTACAGGTCCATGCAATCCGTGGACGAAATCAGGGACCAGGGATTGCCTTTAGTATCGGACGGAGATATCACTGATTCGAGCCTAGGACTCTCCAGCGTCTTAGATTGGACCCCCGTTGCGGCCCACTATATAACCGACCTCAACTTAGGGCTAATACGCCTCGGGAACGCCGCAGCCGGAAAGGTTACTTTTGATGGGCATGGGGACAATGAAGGGTCTTATATAGACACATTGATTGAAATATTTAGGAGGGTCGCGGTTACGTTTGGAGCGGTATCGGACCCGGATGAAATAGATGTCAATGCCTTCACCCTTGCCCTGCTGAGAGAATCTTCCGAGGCCGGACTATTCGTAGGAACGGAGCCTAGAGACATTTCTGACGTTCTGGACGAATTAATGTTTAGTGCGGATGGCTGGTGGTCGTTCACCAGAGAGGGTACCCTCACCGTAGGCATATTTAGGGACCCGGATGGAGAGGTTGCCACAAGAACCGTAACGGATACCGTCATAGAAAACTTCTCCTTAGCGAAGGAGGAGGCTGGGCAGCCCGCATGGAGATACGCTTTGGGATATAAGAGGAACTGGTCTCCCCAGACCAGAGATGAGCTTGCTGACACCGTTACGGCCTCCAATAGAGAATTATACTCAGAGGAGTATCGGTACGTCTCCTTCTCAAAGTCCTCTCTCAGGAGCATATACACCGAAGCTAAGGATGTTAAGGTGGGGAGCTTGCTATATGACCAGACGGAGGCTCAGACCCAGGTTAACCAGAGGGGGGCCAGAGACTCTGGAAAGAGGAGAAAGTATAAGTTGAGGTTGTCCAGAGACTTATTCCAATACCGGGTAGGTCAGGTGATAACTTTGGTGTATGATAGGTTCGGGCTAGAGAATGGAAAGAACTTTTTCGTAACAGCCGTAGTTGAGAACGCGGTCACTAGGATAACGGAATTGGAGATACTGGGATGAGCAACATTCTGATAGCGACCCCTATATTCTCGGATTTGGGAGTAATCACCGCCGGGTCCCAGACCGCCGATATGAATGCGGAAAACTTGCTAAAGATACAACCCACGGATGTTCTCAGGGCGGTGGATCTGAACAACGTTTACGTGGTCGAGGATCTCTTGGCTGCAAAGACTATAAATCTGGCAGCCCTCATGTTTCATAACGGCACCAGCGCCTCCCAATGGAGGGTGAGGGCTGCGACCTCCGAAGCGAACCTCACCGCCGCCCCAGGATACGACAGTGGACTGGTTGACATGTGGGGGAAGTCAGGGTTAGACGACGACGGGTGGGAGAAGTATCACTCGTTCATGTGGTTTGGTAACCTCCCTAAGACGTACCAATGGTGGAGAATAGACGTTTCCGACCTCTCTAACCCCGCAGGGTATTTCCAAGCCGGTAGGCTTTACCTTTCCAACGCCTTCGTTCCCACCATAAACGCCGCATACGGTTGGGGGACTGGGATCAGGGAGAACTCCTCCAGGTCCCAGACTTCGGGGTCCAACACGTTTAGCGCCTCAAGGAAGGTTTCCAGGGTCCATAATTTTACCCTACCCTTCCTGTCGGAAGATGAAATGTACGGTAACGTGCACAAGATAGAGAGGCTCAGGGGAAACTCTAGGGACGTGTTGGTGCACTTTGACGTTGAGAACGGCGACAGGATCATGGATTGGGCTTATTACGGGCTTATGAACATAAAGGGGGAAATCAATAACCCCGTATTCGAACAGTATGAAAAAAAATTTGAAATAGAGGAAATCTTGTAGGAGGGGTTCAAAATGTACTTATCCGTAGGGAACAAGGCCCGGGAAAAGACCTCCACGTCCGGGCCCGGTACGTATAGTTTGGATGGAATCGTCAGTACTTCCTACATCACTCTGGCCTCAGCCCTCATCGCCACCATGGGTGGAAGCGGCCCATGGTTGATGGTACCATATCACGTTACCGATGGAATCGACTATGAAATCGGATACGGCACCCTCACGGATGACGTGGTGGATACCTTGACCCGGGAAAGGATAGTCGAGTCCTCCAACAGCAACAACGCCGTCAGCTGGCTGTCAACGGTAAAGACCGTAATCCTCGGGTTCCCCCCGGCACAATGGATGAGGTTAATGTCCGGCGTCAGCCCCCGTTTGGCCCTGAACGATAATGGATCGGCGGTGGCAGCTGGGGAATTGGTGAAGGTGGACTCTCCTGAGAACAGTTTCATGAAGACCGTGGCGGGGGACGAAGGCACCCACAATAAATACAGCGTCTCGGCCTGGGGGTCGGACAACGCCGCATATGACCTTCTCGTCTCATTGGGGTATGTTGTAGTGAACTGCGTGGGCACCCCGGTCATCGGTGAAGGCGTATCGGCCTCAGGGACGGCCGGGAAAGTTAAGACAGCAGTTACTGGAGATTTTGTAATTGGTTACGTTGTCAAGACGGCTGGCCTAACGAATCAAGTTGGCGTTGTGATGTGCGGATGGCGCGAATCAAACATACTTAAGGAGCACAATGCTGCTGGTACTCACAAGCCCACAGAAACAATAGCTTCCCTTGGTCTCGCCCGCAAGAACTTCGTCATCAACGGCGCCGCCGACGTGATGCAGGTGGGGGCCTATACCCTTGTTAAGGATGTGTATGGCCAAGGCCCCGACATGTTCATGGGAATGGCTACCGGGACGGCGGTAAGTGCAGGCACGTTTTCCAGAACTACTGGCGTAGTTGGGACAACGGACCAGTACGCTTTTCACTTTTCAAGCATTACGCTTACTGGCTCTGGCATCATTTATCTTAGGGGAAGAATCGAAGCTCAGGATTGTTACAGTCTCAAAAACGCTACATGTACTTTCTCTTGCCTAGTTAAACATGACGTGGGCTCGAATGTCAACTTCACCCTCTACGTCCGTAAGGCAAATGTAAGCAACAACTTTTCGGCAGTAACTGAAATTGGAAACAGTGGAGCCACGGCGGTTGTCACGGCAACCAGTACTCGGCTTACTTTTACTGTGGCGATGGGCAACGCTTCAAACGGCGTTGAACTTGAGATCAAGGCTGAGGTTGGAGCTGTTACCACGAAAAACGTCTACATTGGTGAAGTCCAGCTTGAGAAGGGCTCCGAGCGGACGGATTTCGAACGAATGCCGGTGGCACTGACCCGGGTAATGTGCCAGCGGTACTGGCAGCAGAGCTACAACGATGCAACGGCGGCAGGGACTTCTACGCAGGTTGGTGTTGTGGAAATGGTTGACCCGATAATGAGTGGAGAATTCTTTGTTCGATTTGGCATTCCGATGAGAACTACACCGACGGTTATATCTTACAGTCGAACAGGGGCTAGCGGAAAATATCGCGATGAATCTAGTAGTGCTGACTTTGATGCTACGCCAGCGCGAATAGGGCAGAATGGATTCGTTAATCAGTTTGCTACGTCGGGGGCTGCGGATGAAACAAAGTCCTTCCACTACACCGCCGACGCGAGGCTCCTATGAAAATTACCCAGGCGAAGTGGCAGGACGCGAACCACACCCTCTGCCGAGCCGTGGTGGACGGTGTGACGATGAGCGTTCCCGAAGGCTCTCCGCATTGGCCGTATCTTCAGAAGGCCATCGCGGAAGGGCTTGTTGTGGAGGGCGCCGATCCGGAGCCTACGGCGGAGGAAAAACTTGACGCGACAGCAGGCCAAGAAGTTAATACAAAGGCCCTGACCTCGTTTGCGTTGGCTCTAAAAGAGCAGTTTCCGGTTTTGGATGTAGTGAAATTAGCATCTCGCGCGAAGGCTATTTGGAAGACTCTTTAACAGAGGGCAGCCATGTGGGATTTCTTCTCTAAGGTACTGGCAGCTTTCATAAACCAGGGGCCTTGGTTCGCCTTTTCCATTCTCTCTGGGTTTATGGTGCTCGGAGCCGGATATGCGCTGTATAAATTATTTCTAAAGGAGCGCCGGTCGTCGCAGGACCGAGTTGGCGATTGGGTACAGATAGTTAAAGAAAACTCCAATACGAACGGTAAGTTGGTTACGTGCCTTGAGTCGCAAAGGTCTTACATGGAAGAGAGTACCCGGACCATGCTCCAAGGATTAAACGACATTCATGACCGTCTGACGGCGGCGGAGGTGGAGAGGCAGAAGGCGCTCACCGCCGTCTTAATGGAGGTGACTAGGCGTGAGAAATAAAGACTTCTGGATAATAGCTTTTAGAATGTTCATGGCCATAGGAGGTACTCTGGTCTTCGCCCTCTTGGCCTGGGAATATCACAAGCTAAGGACCATGGCCAATGGGTCTACCTGGCTAGCTAGGGTTTTCGCCAGCACGTCCCAATTCTTCACGTTGTTCTTCCTGGGGATGTTGCTTCTCACGGTTTCCGACCTATATCTTCTATATAGCGGAGGGGGAACCATTAGGACCGCTGCTACTTTCTTCCGGTTGATGCTGTTCGCA